GGGCGATGACATTGTCTATCTGCCCTAGCAGGATATGTATCTTCTTCATCAGGCGTTCACGGTTCCGCTCAACCGTTTTTCGCCAGACGAAAGTGTACTTGTTGGCTTTGGATTCGATCTTTGTCCCGTCAATGTATTCCACATTCAGGCTGATGAAGCCTTTGGAAGAGAGAAGAACTACGGTTTGCGTAAACACCTCGTTGATTTCCTTCTTCACCCGGTTGCGGAAACGGTTGATGGTAATGAAATCTGGTTTCTCATATCCGGCCAGCCAGATATAATGGATGTCACGGTGAAGGAGCTTTTCAATTTTCCGGCAGGAGTAGATGTTGTTCATATAGGCATACAGAATGACCTTGAGCATCATTCTGGGGTGGTAAGGGCTGCGCCCGCATTCCTTATACAGCTTTCTGAAACTTTCAAGATTCAAGCCCTCAACCAGGGCGTCAACCATGCGCACCGGATCGTTTTCTGCAATATCCTCATCAATTCTTTGAGGAAAAAGAACGGTTTGGTTGGGATTGTAAGGACGAAAATGTATCTTTGTCATAGTAAAGAACTTATGCTTAAAGATACAAAGTCTTTAGGTAATAACAAAGCCCCAGCTTGTGAAAGTCGGGGCTTTGTGCGTAAAAAACAGAAGGTGTGCATTTTGACACACCTTCGTTCTTTATAGAGTAATAGAAAGAATATACATTTAAAGCATAATCTATTCTTCTATGTTATCGTTTGTTAACAGTCATAGCAACTTTAATTATTACATCGTGACCATACATATCCTTGCACTTGATAGTCAATGTAGAAGGAACAGCAGCAGTCGGATTCGTTTCAGAAGACAAAGCAGTAGCCTTGAAACCTGTAATATGCTTATTATTATCTATAATTACATCAAAGTATTCTTCTTCACCATTTGCATCACTGGTCAAAGTCGCATCTGTAATAATCAGACTTGATTCATAAGGTGTACTTAACAGTTTGCTATATCTGCTATCTTTAGCACTTGTTCCAAAAATGAAGCTGTCAGCAGCAAAGTCAAGACGATCTGTACCATAAGTTAATTTTGTAGACGGCATTGCAGTGGTATAATTACCGTCGTTATCCTTATCTGTATACGGAGCGCCTAATTGTTCGCGAGTAGCCCATGCCCAAGTATAAGTGCTATTATAAATACAGTTGTAGATAGTTTCAAATCTTTCAGCTTCTCTAGTTACATCATCATAACCACCTTCAGAATTCTTCACTGAAGAAATCTTACCATAGTTGTAAACCACTGTAGTGGTATGTTTAACTGAGTTGTTGATGTAATCTTTAGCAACTTCTAATGTTTTGTCTCCGGCAACTACTACAGCAACATCTTTATTTCCATCTTTCTTAGATGTAGCGAATGTTATGTTATAGTTAGCGGCAGCACCTGTACCATAGTTGAATACTTCAGACATCTTCATAGAACCCTTTGTAGCTGTTTCAGCTGTCCAAGCGATATCATTGGCGTCATTCATAGGAATCATGTAACAATTATAGATGCCATCAGTAACCTGTGCAGTTTTAACAGAGAATCCCGCAGGAATAGTAGTAGGCAATACCTTAGTCATAGAAACTTTCATAGTGGCTAATACATGTCCTGAAGCATTCTTGATAGTCAATGTTCCATTATAAGTTTTGTTATCTTCATACTTGGTCCAGTCATCAACAGTCGGAACAGTATAAACTTTGGCAACCTTGCTGAAATCTGCCGGGAATGTATTTGGAGCAGCTGTATTGTACAGTACATTATTATTAGCATCAACAAAGATAGCATTGAATGCAGGATTTACATTATTAACCTTGTCTGTAGTCCAAGTAGCAGCAGTCGGAGCAGTTAACTTAGTCAAAGACACAGCAACCTTATCTGACTGAGTGTCAGTAACAGCTTTGTCAGTCGGATTAAGTGCAGTAACAGTAGTGGCAGTAGCATTCCAATCTGTAGCAGCATTACCTAACTGCACATAAAACGCTTTACCATCAGGATCAACTAAAGTACCATCAAAGTTTACAGCATATACACGGAAACCAATAACATCATTAATAGCCGTAGTGCTGTTGATGGTAATTTCTGTAGAAGTACCTTCAACCACTGTATTCAAACCAGAATAAGTATAGCTATTCCATGCATTCAATTCAGACGGTGCAGATTCTACCGCATTAGCCTTATCTAAAACTACATAAATACCACGGATATTTACCGGAGCTGTTACTTTATCATCGGCTGTAGACAAAGCAATTTTGATAGCCTCTCCTTGTACTGCAGGATATAATTTTTGAGTTTGACGGTCGTCTCCGTTATCTACTTTAACATTTGTATTAACCTTATCTAAAGGAATAATGGTAGTAGCCGCATCACTCTTCCAAGCTAATTCTTGATATGTTACATTAGTACCATCTTCTGCTTTAGTGAAACGATTATGAATATCCTTGACGTTTGTTGCATCAACAAAATAGTTTAAAGACTTTTCACCTACATATTCAGTTATGGGGCATAGAACGAAGCGGTTTTTTCAATGGTCGGGAAAAATGGGCGAAAGGTTTTGAAAACCAAAGGGTTTAGGCATGATCGGGAAAATGGGCTGAATATTTCGAAGCGGTTTTTCTCTTTACATGGCTTACATCTGCTTTACGTTTGAGGGGCTTTTCTTCGGATATTCGGGGGATTGCTTTACATCGGGCTTGCAGATGGGGCTAAAACGGCCTGGAAGGGTTTTATTTTCGGCTGTGTGGCCGTTTTATGGCTGGGTTGATGGATTTTGTTATATGATGGTGTGAACGGCTGTGTGGCCGTTTTTTTGTGCCTATTTTTAAAGATGTTGCCTTAAAATTCTTCCAAATAAGTATTATTTGGTATATTTGCAGCATAATAGAAACGAATATGGCAAAAGTGATTCATGTGCATTTGCTGCATAAAATAGACGGGACGAAGCAGAAAGATTGGTATTTCAGCAGTATATCGGCTGTTTATACGGTTCTGACGGCAGATCAGGTGGGGGCAACCAAGAATTACCTGCTTCATGCCGGGCTGTCTGGTAACGGCACAATATGCACGAAAAAGGCTATAATTAAGCAATCTACGCTCATCTCGGGTGGTAGTAAGGGAATGGTTAGAACGATATAATAGCGCCGTTAGAAAGGCTTGTAGGCGTTATTTCTTTGAATGCTGATTGGGGAGCTTATGGCTCCCTTTTTTTATGCCCCTACGGTTGGTTTTATTTGGTTAGGGGTTACTATTGGGGTTACTGTTAGGGGTTACTACTTCTTTAAGTTAGGGGTTACTTTAGGGGTTACTTTTTCAGTTCTCAGAGGGTACGCCCGAAATAGGAAACTATGTTATAAATGAAAGCAAGTGCCGTTTTTCTCTGTTTTCAGAGAGGAAAAACGACACTTGTTTGTGTGATATACCTTATTATAATAAAATAAATCCTTTGATTTACAGTGTATTTACGAGTTTGCTTCAGGTAAATTCCTTCAAAAGTGTGTGCGTGCGTCCTTTTTTAGCCTTCTGTAGGAGGCATGCGTGTACCACTTAGAAGAACTTGCTGATACTTCCGATTACTTCAAAGACATTGATGATGCGTGATTTGTCGAATTCCTGTTCATCGTAGTCATTGGTGTTGATGGGGATGAAGCGCAGCTTGTCCGGATCCGGCGACCTGCGGAGGATTTTAATGGTGCGGATGGTATCCAACACCACTGCATAGATTTCGCCATATTGGATGTCGTTGAGTGTGCATTGGTGCAGGGCAATGATGTCGCCATGGTTTATTTTGGGTTCCATGGAGTGCCCGGTGACATTGCACCAAAGGCTGGCTTTTTCGAATCCCCTTATTACAATGTTGGTGGCAGGTATGTTTACCTGTGAATTAAACACTTCATCAAAGCCCCCGATAAAGTCCACATCGTAGTATGGTGTACCGATGGATGGGTTCATAGATGTGGTAGGCAGAGTCGAAGAATTTGCTTCGTCTATTGTTTTAATGCCGTTCAAATCATCTTTCAACATGCTTCCTGCACCAGTAAGTAACCAATCGGCAGATAATTCCGGATAGGCTAATAGAATTTTTTCAATATTCATTGAGCTCATGCCTTTGCCAGACACCTTTGCTTTCCCAATAAGTCCAACAGAAAGACCGGCATTAACAGTCATTTGATTGTCATTTATGCCCTTTTTCTCCATGAAATATTGAAGTCTTTCTATAAAATTCATATCCTTATATTGATTTTCTTCCATATTTAGTTTGATGTATTGAAATAATTCTATATATTTGCAGCGTGTTTAAGATGTAAACAGCGCGCCAAATATACAAAAAAGGCGTGTGATTAGCGAATTTTAAGGATTAAAGAAAATGAAAGCAAAAGTAATTATAGCTCAAGCAACAGCCGAGACCGCCGAAGCTCTTTACGGACTGGTCAAGAAGATGGTAGATACAACAGCAATCAAGGCTTATCCCAGTGTAGATTATCAGGCAGTTTTCTTTTCAGCTGATAGATACGACTTAGACTTTGTAAAAAGAGTATTGGCGGATAAGTGCTTTTCTTTCAAAATTGAAGATGCAGAATAATACAATAAAATAAGTGAGTTTATGACACAGCAAGAATTTATGGAACGGACGGGGATAACCCCTACAGCAGAGGATTTTGATTACATCCATGCGGTTTATCTGAACACTTCGATGAACAAGGATGAGTTCTGCAAAGATTTCAAGAAACATGGGGACAGCCGGATTATCCGCGATGTTCATGTGCGAGTGCTGAACTATGAAATGAAATGTGAACGTCAAAAGGAAGTTATCGACAACCTGACCGATTTTCTGATTGGCAAGGCACATGCGTATGACGATACCGATTTCCGCAAAGAAGCGGTAGGGCTGGTCGGTGAGATGGAAGTGGTGAAACGGACCATTGAATTGGGGCTTCCGCTTTGGGATGAAGACAGGATGGTTGTCCTTTCGATGATAGAAGAACAAGGCAAATAGATTGCCGGATAACTGGCAGCCCGGAAAGACGGGCAGGGGCGGCAGGCACGGCCGGAGAGTTGGTAAATCGAAATAAGAAAGCGTAGAAAGCCGTCGGGGTTCGATTCCCCGCGCCCCACGATATAAACTTTTAAAATTTAGAGTTATGGCAAAGAATTTCAATCCGAGAACAGCAGAGAGTCTGTTCAAACAGAAGTTGCGCACGATGATAGGCAGTACGGCACATACGCAGAATATTGCCGACCAGGCGATGGAGCTGGCTGGACAATTCATGACGGAGGATGAGATAAGCAACTCGGATGCCTACCGGGTGATAGAGAATGTGAGCTGTGTGTGTGAGGAAGCGATGCAGGTGCTGGTCGAAGAACTGCAGAAAGGGACACGCCTTCATGAAATACTGACGGGTGATTAGGAAATAGCGGAAGCCGTTGAAAACCTTTGAACGAACGATAACGATTAAAAAGTATGACGATATGAGAAAGCAGATTTTGACAGATAACGAGACCAAGACCTTCTTGATGAAGACATTCGGATGCAGCCGTCAGGCTGTGTGGCAAGCACTGAATTTTGTCCGTGACAGCGATCAGGCGCGCCGGATACGCACTCTTGCCCTGAAGCGAGGCGGCAAACTGACTGACGGGAACTTCATCCCGAACTGCGAAACCACCTTCGAGGAGTGCGAGAAGACCATGACCTGCACTTTCGGTCCCCGTGTAAAACTCGTGGTCCACAGAAAGACCAATGATGTGGATGTGTACGTGGACGGAAAACGGACTGAAACCTACCAATGTGAATTTGTATCGGATTTCATGCAGCTGCAGCACGAGACCCAACAGATGGCATCTGCCTTATAAATAGAAATGAAATGGAGTATTATGGAAAGATATTGTGCATATCCTACAATGACCTGACTTACGATGACCGACCGGTGATGGTGAACGGAAAGGCAGACTACAGCAGAAGCCGCACGCTGAAAGGAGTTCATCCTTCCACTCTTTCCGAAGAAGAACTTGCTCCCATCATGTCGATACCCAATTACAAGAAGTTAGCGGCAAAGGAGAAAATCAATGTAGTTCGATCCGGAAGAGGTCTGGGAGGTTACGTTTTGGTAGAAATAGCCACCATGCCCCTACGGTTTCAGGAAAGGATAAAACTAAAATACGGAGATATGAAAGAAGACGTAATAAGAAACTGGCTCGGCAGCCATTACCACATCGATGCGAAAGCCCGGGAATTTTACACCCGGTTCCGTTTTGACAACGGAGATACACTGCCACCGGAACACATCCAAGAATATACGGTAAACGCTTCGGTAATTGAGGCAGTGATGCGTGCCATGGAGGATGCCACGTTTATGCGAAAGGCCATGAAGGCCGGGCCGGTGAACTGGGGCGAACTGGCAGGAGCCATCAGTTACTACCAAGCAGAGTTCGGACATACCTTGCCTGTCAGTTCCAACCGCTTCAAGAAGCGTGTGAATGACTTCAAGGCCAACGGCTATGAAAGCCTTATCAGCCGCAAGTTCATGAACCAGAACCGCCGGAAAGTGACCTATGACATTGAACGCCTGCTGCTGAGCATCGATGCCCAACCGGAGCAGCCCTTCAATACCACCGTGTGGGAACAGTACAATCTATTTGTGCAAGGAGAACTGGAGCTATATGACCCCGAAACCGGCGAGGTGTTGAATCCGGCAGACTTTACCGACAAGGATGGAAATCCGCTGGTATTGAGCCCGGCCACAGTAGCCAACTACCTGAACAACCCCAAGAACAAGGCCCTTCGCGGTAAGCTGCACATGAGCCAATGGGATTTCAACAATGCCTACCGTCCTTATCATCTGCGCAGCATCGGTGAATATTCCTTGAGTAAGGTTTCTCTTGACGACCGCGACCTGCCGCGCCCAATGAAGGATGGCAACCGAGTGAAAGCCTATTATGCCTACGATGTGGTGAGCGGTGCTGTGGTGGGATATGCCTACAACCGGTACAAGACTACCGAGTTATTTTTAGACTGCATGCGAAACATGTTCCAGACCCTGGACCGGAACGGCATGTATATCCCCGCCGAGTTAGAAGTGGAACACCACCTGGTAAGCGACTTTGCCGACGGATTGATGCAAGCCGGTACCGTCTTCCCCCTGATCCGCTGGTGTAACCCCGGGAACTCGCGTGAAAAACGTGCCGAGCACAAGAACCGCGAAAAGAAATACGGTGTGGAGAAACGCACGCAGGTAGGTATCGGCCGATGGTATGCCAAGCTGGAGGCCAACCGCCCGAAGGAAGAAAAGGTGTATGACGAAAAGAACAACACCTACAAGGTGAAGACCTATAGTTATGAAGAATTGGTAGCCGATGATATACGCGCCATTGAGACCTTCAACGCACAGCCTCACCCCAACCAAAAGCGCTATCCGGGCATGAGCCGTTGGGATGTGCTTTGCGCCCATCAGAACCCGAACCTTGCACCTTGGGACAAGGCCGTTCTTTACCGGTTCATCGGACAGCACACCGAAACAACCATCCGGCAGAACACCTACTGCACGGTGATGTACAACCAATACGGACTGCCCAGCCCGGAAATCATCGAAAAGCTGGAGCCGAGGAACTACAAGGTAGATGCCTATTATCTGCCCGATGCCGACGGAACCATCAACGAGGTATATATCTACCAGAACGGACGATATATCGCCACCTGCAAGCCCGTAGCCCGTTACAATGAGAATACAGCCGAGCAGACCGAGTACGACAAGGCAGCCTATACCGAACAGTCCAAGTATGTAGCTCAATTCGACAAGATGATGAAGGACGGCAAGATCAAGCGTGTGGGCATCCTTGCCAAAGAGGAGGCAAAGCTGATAACAGAGGTACAGGCGGAAGCCGTTCCCCTTCCTGCACAAGCCGAGGAAGAAGATTACTCAGCCTATATGGACATCAGTGCCTTCGAGCATGATGCAGTAGCCAAGATATAATTAACGACGTTAGAACGAATTTAAAACAGCATTCAAATGGAAATAACAAATGAAGTAAAGCAACGTATTGTGGCAGCGATAGCCGCCGACCGTGAAAATTATCCCAGTGACAACCGCCATGCCACGGCACTGGGCATAGCCCCCAGCGTTTACAATGCCATCAAGCGGGGCAATTATGAAAAGCAGGTCAGTGATGCCAACTGGGTAGGTATAGCCCGAAGATTAGGCGTGCAACTGCGTACAGAAATACCTTGGCTGGCAGCACAGACCCCGACCTACGTGTTTGTGAGCAAGCAGCTGGAAGTGTGCCAGGGAAGCGGGCTGAGTGCCATCCTGTGCGATATGCCCAATATCGGCAAGACCTTTACAGCGAAAGCTTACGTGAAGCAGCACAAGCACGCCGTATATGTGGACTGCAGCCAGGTGAAGACCAAACTGAAGCTGATACGCTACATTGCCAAGGAATTCGGTGTGACCAGCAACGGACGCTATAGCGACGTGTATGAGGATCTGGTGGCCTACCTGCGCACGATTGATACGCCCCTGGTTATCCTGGATGAAGCCGGGGACCTGCAGTATGAAGCCTTCCTGGAGTTAAAGGCGCTTTGGAACGCTACGGAACGCTGCTGTGCCTGGTATATGATGGGTGCCGACGGATTAAAGGAGAAGATCAACCGCGCCATCGAAGGCAAGAAGGTGGGCTATACCGAAATGTTGAGCCGCTACGGTGACTCCTACAGCAAGGTGACCCCGGACGATGCGCAGGAACGCGAAAAGTTTCTGAAGGCACAGGCTGCCATCGTCGCAAAAATCAATGCCCCGGACGGTGCCGACATTGCCAAGATTGTTCATAGCACCGGAGGCGGCTTGCGGCGCGTATATACCGAAATCAAAAAATTAAGGAGGATGCAGGCATGATAAGCAAGATAGAAATGCAAGCGATGGATGCTGTTATCGGTATCCATCGCGAGATGAGAAAAGCGAATGAGATAGACTGGGAACAGCGCAGATATGAAATTGCCAAAAGCATGCTTCCGGTAGTAAGAAGCAATTCATCAGGTATAATGTCTATAAAACAAGTTGCCAGACTTGCTGTGGACTATGCTGATGCTCTTATTGAAGAATTGAAAGGAGGTAACCGTGAAACTGAAGAGAGCCTACAGTCCCGGTGAGGTGCTGAACATGAAGATTCCCCGGTTCGAGTTTTCCGGGGACTGGCAAACCTCGATAGGCAACCCGGCCAAGAGCGGCGTGTGGATTATTTGGGGAGCCAGCGGAAACGGTAAGAGCAGCTTTGTGATGCAGCTGGCCAAGTACCTGTGTAGCTTCGGACGCGTAATTTATGACAGTTTGGAAGAAAGTACCGGTTTGTCGTTCCAGATGAGCCTGAAACGGCACAAGATGGGTGAAGTGAAAAAGAAGCTGATTATCCTTGACCGGGAACCGATGGAGCAATTGGAGGAACGGTTACGGCGCAGAGGCAGTCCCGGAATCGTGATTATCGACAGCTTCCAATACAGCGGCTTGAACTACAAAACCTACAAGGAGTTCAAGGAACGTCATCCCAAGAAACTGTTTATCTTCATCAGCCATGCCGAGGGGCTTCATCCGGCAGGTAGAAGCGCCCGCAAGGTGGAATATGATGCCGATGTGAAAATCATGGTAAGCTGTTTCAAAGCCTGGTGCAAAAGCCGCTTTATGGAGCGGCCCGGTGAGCCCTACGTGATATGGGAAGAAGGTGCTGCCAAAACATTGAAGGACGATAATATGGAGGATTATTTGAATGATGGAATGGGAGAATAAGCTGTACCAGATACTCCTGAAAGAACAGGAAGCGGAGGCCGTGGTGGACGATTGGGTAGAACGTAACATACAAAGCGACCTCCGTCTGCGCAGGGCCAAGACAAAGGGACACGTAGTGATAGAAACCAGGGATGTGATGTTTGCTCGGAATATTCAGGTATGGCATCCGTCCTGCCAAATAAACATTAAAGATTTGAAGTGATGGAAAAGAAAGAAGAAAAGAAAGTGTGCTGCATCTGCGGCAAAGAGTATGAGGGCTACGGATA